ACGCGCCGTTGGCGTTCTGCGCGTAGCTCAGTTCCTGCAAGATGACGTTACCGCCCGAGATCGGCTTGATGTTGCCGCGCATGTTGAGCTTGGCAAGCAGGGCGTTGTTCTTGGTCACGTTGTCGGAAATAGCGCGAGAACGACTTTGAATAGTCGTTGCTACGATGTCTGTGGTATTCGGGAAAGCCATTTAAAATCTCCATGAGGTAAGGGTTCACGGAACAAGCTCTGTTCCGCGTGACACACACTTGAGGTTCCTGCAGCGGAACGGTGTGGTCGCCTCATGTTCGAGCTCTAAAGCTCGATGGCATCGTGACCTGCAATAGCGCCGCGGTGTGACCTAGGTCTCCGCCGGCGTTTGTCGCTGCACGTCCCTGGGACTGACTCCTAGAGCGCAAGGGGGTTGCGGTGATGACGCTGTCGCGCAGCGTTCAACGCAGTTACTTGTGCCTTTAAAGCCAATCTCAGGCTGTGTTGCGTTAAATACCACTAATAGTAGTTATCGCAACACATAGCAAAATTATCACTAGCGCGAGTGGCTGGCAATAGCCGCCTCGATAGCGCTTCTAACGTCAATAGAGCCCTGCTGGGGCGCGCCCATTGCCGGGGCGCCACTGACACTCACAGCCGCCGACCTGGCTCTCTGTGCAGCTCCTGTGAGCTTCTGGGCGCCTTGCGTTTTTTGCCGTCCAATCAGGACTGACCTGACGCGCTCATTGCCGGCGCAAGCCTGACGGTAGGCGTCACCCAGCGACAGATCGCGGCCCCGGCGCTGAGCCATTTCCATCAGATCTGCCATATCCTCGCGCACATCCTCGGCAAACTCAGCCTTCTCCATAAAATCCAGCACTTCGCCCTCGGCTTGCCGGGTCACGTTTTGCTGAGCTTGCGCCTGGGCGTTCTGGTGCTGGCTCATAAACTGCTGAATGGGCGCCAGCTGCTGCTGCATAGCCTGCTGGAGCTGCTGCTGCTGTGCATCGACCCGAGGGATCTCGCCCACCAGGGCGCTGTCGAGCTGCTCGATGAAGCTCTGTCCAAAGCGCCCGACGCCGAATTGCTTAACCAGGCCAGACACCAGTTGCGCAATATCCTGCGAAGATCCCGTCCTTAAACGCGCCGCGGTGCTCATCAGGCTGTCGATTGCCTGCAGCGGGTTGGAGTTCTCAGCTTTAATAAACATTTGATATGGCGCGATTGTGCGCTCGATCTGCTCCGCGTACTTGCGAGCTTCCGCGGTCTCTTTCATTGTTGTCTGCACTTCGCGCTCGCGGCGGGCAACCTCGGTGCGCACAGACTCAGGCAGCGCAGCCCAATGTTCGCGGGTTTCGGGATGCCAAGACGCCGGCGCACGGCTTTCAGCCTTTGGGCCAGACTTAGGCCCAGGTCGTATGCCAGCACTTTCCTCAGGCTTAGCTTCCTGTGCTTCGGCTTCAGCTGGGGGCTTAGCCTCTGTTGCGCGTAATTGCTTACGCTCTGGCTGCGTTTCTTTCTCAATGGGTTCTGGTGCTGGCGTATTGTCTACTACCGTCTCGACGGCATCATCTTCCTCTGGCATCGCAGCTTCAATTGACTCGCGGATCGAGGGTTCATTTTCCATTATTTTTGACTTTCTAAGTGGTGGATAGCTCTGCGAATGTCGTCTTTTGTGACCGTGCCGCCGTTTGCTTTGTAGTGTTCTCGTTCTTTTGCTGCGGCTTTCCATTCGTTCGTGTAGTCGTCGCTGGTCGTTAGGTTGTTGTCGCGCATATACATGCGGTGCTTCTTGCGACTGCCGATGTCTTTGCCGTCAGTCGTTCTGGCGCCGTCATAGTGCGCGTCGTTCCAGAGTGCGCGGTCTGAGTTCTTGCGCTCAGCTATGCGTTCTGCGCTGATTTTTATAACTCTTTTGGCCTTTGCATCGTATTTGTAACGTGTCATGGTATGTTCCGTTTTTCTCAACAGGTGATGTGTTATGTCGGACGTGAAGATTATTATCGGTAAGACCTCGCTTACTCTTTCGCTTGAAGCCTGGAAGGCATTTCTTGATGCCGCTGCAGAGACAATCGACAGTGGAGATCACTATCTCCTTCTGGCCGACAATTACGAACGCGTGGTCCTCCGTGAGGTGTCGTTCTCAAAGTCGGCAATGAGAAACCAGTGGCGCTATTCATCTGGGTTGGACTCAGAACTTCTGCCAGAGTACGGCGTGGCGACAGAGTAGAGCGGTCCCTTTTTCTTAATTAGATGTTCAACCATAATCTCTTCTGGTGTCTTGCCTGTGATGCGGCTGGTGCGCTCGATCGCCTCGTTGACGTGCGAGATCATTGGCTGCCCCTGGACGCCCTTTAGACCGGCCCATCCAATGTCTTGGAAGTTAGCTGCTGGGATGCCGCGCTCATACGCAAGGTCGTGGACAATCTTTTCCGCCACACCGTAGCTATCCCCAGGCGGAATAGTCATGCCAGGCTTGATGCCCTTTGACATCTGCTCATCGATTGTCGCCCTGTCGCGGTATCCTTGGAAGTTTGCGGAGAAGTTAAACCGCTTGGAGTTCCCCTCCGCGGTGAGGTCTTCGCCCTTATTTATGATACGATCGTATTGTTTCATGTTTCCGCCAACATATCGGCCCCCGATGGGAAAAGGCATTTCGTATGCTTTGTCCGGCAGTTTGTTCCCGTTTGCGCGCAGGTAGTTGCCGTAGTGTGCCATCATCAGATTGGATGTTGGGTCCGCGCCGCCGGTCGTTGCGGCCATACCATCCGCAAAATCCTTTTTGTATGCAGCTCGGCCCTCCTTGGCGCCTAGTACGCTGATGTATTTGTCCTCGAGCTGCTTCATCGCATACCAGTGTTCTGCGAGAGGATCGTTTTTTGAGCGGTCGTATGCATCAGAGAGACGCTGCCGCGTTTCTGGTGTGTCGAACTCATCAGTATATTTATCGATCGTCTTTTGCGTTTTGGGCATGGCATCGACAAGCGTGTCACCCTGCAAAGGATAGTTAGCAGGATCTACATAGTCGCGCTTTGACACGTCGAAATATGGCGTGTAGTTGCCGGCGTCGATGTCTTTCTGTGCGGCCTTGCGCGCTTTTTGAACGGCCTTCCCCTCGTCTGTCAGCTCCTTGGCCCAGTACCACTTGTCTTTCTTTTTGTCATACGTCCAGACAGGCTTGTCATTTTTTGGATAGTTGGCGGCGATCTTCGCCTGATTATATCCAAGAGGTTTGGCGGTCTGCAAAGGAGGCCCACCATTGCCACCAATGAGAAAGCGCGGATCGCGCAAAGCCTCTGCAATCGCTTTTGCTTTACCGCGCGCCTTGACGCCGGCGCCGACGATCGTCCCCGTGGGGCCGACTAGGTGAGACGCACCCATCGCACCGCCCACCGTGCCAATGACCGCGTCCAGCGCCGTGTCGTTCATGGCTGCATAGTCACCGTTCTCGACGGCTGACCGATACTTCTGCAAAAAGTCTGATGCTCCGCCAGCCACTCCCTTTACCAGCCCCACGGTAGCCTTGGCCGGCAATGTTGCCCAATCGTAGGCGCTCATGCCCTGCGCCTGATCAACTAGCCCACCAGGAGCGCGGAGGGCTTTTATGATGTGGCTGGCAAGCTTCCCACGCATATAGGATTGGCGCCAGGTGGGGGCATTATCCTCGTACATCTGCTCAGACATTGCCTTACTTCTTCTCGCCCTTAGTGCGCACTTCTTCAGCCTTCTTGCCTAAGACCATCTTTGCGCCTTTTTCTTCGGCGGCTTCGTATTCTGGGCTTTCGTAATGGTGGCCTTCTGGCTCTTCCATCTCGCCCATTTCTTCCATGTCAGGCTCTTTGTAGTCGTCGGGCATACGCCCGATCTGGCGCAGGATTTCAGCGTAGATTTGCATTTTAGCGTGCATGTTATTCACCACTTCACTTTGTCTGCCCAATAGGCGGCAGAGGTTTTGCCCTTGGCAATGTTGGATGCGTGACGCGCCTTAAAAGATTTGCGCCTATTGCTGTAGGCTTCAGATTCGCCCTCTTTTGCTGGCGAGCCGCTGACGCCCTGTTGTCCAAACCTGATTAGCTTTATTTGCTCGCCTACTTTGCTCAAAACGGCGTGAGATTTCTTAGGATGTGACGGAGTGCGCTTGGGGTTGTTAAAACCGCCAAACTCCTTCCGCAAAGCCTGTATACGCGCCGTGTATTGATCCATGACTAGTTTACTACTGGCGGCAAGTTTGGATTGGGCTGCATTGCGTTGCTCATCATCGCGTTCATCTGCAGCACCTTGCCCTGCGTATCGACGTTAGTGTCTTGCGCGTTAGCCTGACGCTCTGCAGCCTGGGCCTTCTTGTTCTCGACCTCGGCAATCTGCATGGGGTTTGGCTGCGGCGGCTGCATACCGGCTTGCTGCATTTGCGCAATGGCCTGATCGAGGACGCCCTCGATGTCAGCCGAGACGCGGAACTTGCTGACAGACCACTGCAGCAGTTTCAGCATGTAAGGCACTGCTTGCGGCATCATCTGACCTAGTGGCGCTACCTGGCTGACAAAGGCGCCCAGGCCAGACATGAACTGCGTGGCACTGTCGCGCTCGGCAGACCAATCCATCGCAGCCATGCTGTCGGCTTCGACGCTGACACGGTACTCAGCCAGGTTCTCGTCTTTGATAAGCTGGATGGCCTGCTCAGCGTACTGAGCGTCAGCGGTACGCATAATGTTTGAGCGCGTGGCAATGGTTTCGGGCTGGAAATGCTTTGAGATGATCTCGGCCTTAATGCGCAGTAGGTTGGTGATCCACTCGGCAATGTAGAACTGGTTTAGCTGGATGCGGGTTGAGCCAAACTGCGCCTTGATCTGCTGCGCGGTGGCGGTTTCTGACGCTTTGCTTGAGCCGCGCATGATGTCGGAGATGCCAAGCACTTCGTAGATCTGCTGCGCCTTGTCAGCGCGGTATTGGCGCAGGTGGTCGATGGCGTTGACCACTTGCTCGATCGGCACCCAGTCCACTTTGCCCTTGATGCCGCCGGCCTCAGAGAACATGGCCCAGTTGTCTACCGGGATGAGTTGATTCTCGGCCGCCTGGCTAAACATACGCTGAATGCCCTCGGCGTTCCTGTCGTAGACGCCCACGACCTTGGCTGCGCGGGTCAGCCAGGTGATGCGGGTGTTGATCTCATCGAGCTCATTGAACTGATCCTGTGCAAAAATGTAATCGGGCCGCGGCAGGAAGTTGCTGGAGGTAAGGTTTGCTGCCAGGGGCTTGGGGCATGGGAAGAACCCGTCTAGCTGCAGCGGGTCTTCCTTGTAGTCGAGGATGACATCAGAGCCTTTTGCCATCCAGTAGACCATCTTGCTGGTCTTATCCCAGATCTCGAATACTTCAGCCTTAGACCAGGGGTCATACTTGGGCGCTTCGTTGTTTAGGCGCATATCCGAGGTGCCATACTGCGTACCCAGCGCAACGGTCTTGCCAATCTCTTCGCCAAAGCGGGCAATAAGTTGGTCGCGGGTCATTGCCACACGCCGCGCTACCCATCTGACCTCGTTCCACGTTCTAGCCGGCGAATAGAAGAAATCCTGCCAGTAGATGTAATCAAGCGGCGCATCCTCGTTGGTAATGCGCTCGAATGTCTCGCCCGTGTCCATTTCCATGCCGGTCATGGGGTCGATGGTTGGGGGCATGGGTTCTTCTACTGTCTCGACCTCGTATCTGAGCCAGCATTGGCCCATGCCGACAATCAGCCAGTCCTCGATGCCCTGACGTACTGCGCCATCCCAGTTGGAGATGTTGTCGTCGAACGATCTGTTGAGCAGACGCTGCATGATAACGCCGGCAACGCGCGCCTGGTCGTCTTCCGCGTCCAAGAATGAACGCGCTACTGAGGCTTTTGGCGGGCGGGCGTAGAGAAGGCTGAGCAAGACCTTCATGCTCGACCAGAATAGGTTCACGCGGCTTTCGTCGCGTCCAAAGTCATCGCGCCGGTCTAGGTATCGCCTCGTAATCTTGATGGCGTCGTCGTGCCACTTCTTTAGCTCTTTCTTGGATGCCGTGATCTCGGTGTCCCAGCGCTGGGCCATGCCGGCGGGCGTGTTGGCAAAGTCGCTGTTCGACTCAATGCGTGTCTGATTTTCCATTAGCCTAACCGCCCATTCTGTGTGTTCTGACAGTCCCAAATATCGTCAAGGGCAAACATGTAATTTGCGCCCTCGATCGCCAGCTTCATCTTCTTCACGCCTGGTGCGGCATGTTTGGCAACTGGCTGCGCAGCAATGGCTAAGTATCTGAACGCATCCGAGGCGTGGCTGTGGTTATCGTGCTTCGGACGGTTTCTGTAGGTCTGAGAGCGTTCGTCCCACTCGCGCATGTACGCGCGTAAGTGTTCAACGCCGTCGTATGTGGGTGTCTCGTCAAAATAACACTTGGGCAAAGTCACACGCGCGGCCTCGATGCCATCCTGCAGCGATAGCTCAGTGACAATCCGCGGTGTTATGCCGGCTTGTAAGAACTGCTCAATAATAGACTTGCCGGTCTGTAGGCTCTTTGCCCTGGCGTCGTGCGGCAACCAGACCGTACCCACTTTATAGGGGCGTGACTTAACCCAGTCGATGTAGTGCGAAATGGGCTGGTTATCATTCTCGTAGAAATCAGTGATCTTGTAGCCGTCTGGCGTTGTCTGCCATCCCCACCAACTGCAGCTGTCGGTGTAACCAAGATCGGCGACCAGGTCTGTCGTGAACGCTGGGTCTGTCGGAAAGCTGCCAACGCGCTTGTCTTCGTAGGCTTGCCCAATCTGCTTGGCAAAGTACGCACCGGGAATAGCGGCATCGAAGCTGATCTCGTATTCTGTGAGATAAGCCTCTTCCGTCATCTGCGCGCGGGCATCTCTTAGCTCGTCTGGGTGCAGGATGTCAGTCTTGGACGCCGGCAGCTGCAGCAGCATATGCGTCTTCGGGTTCAGTCGGGCCTCTTCGCGCATTTGCCAGAAGAAGTTCTTGCCAGATGGCGTGCCGGCAAAGATTGCCCAACCCATTCTGTCTGAAAGCGCGGGCCTTAAGACGGAATACCAAAGGCTGGGGCGCATCTGGCCCACTTCGTCCAAAATTACTCCGTCAAAATAAAGTCCGCGCATAGCATCAGGCGAGTCACTTCCGCTGACGTAGATCGTGCTGATGTCGTTATTGGGAGTGTTGATCGTGATCTTGAGCTCAGACTCATTTGGAGGCTTGGCCCAGATTGGCTTGCTAAGCTCTTTGAGATAATTCCACGCCACCTTCTTCGCCTGGTCACGGTAAGGCGCAAGATATGCAAATTGTGGTTTGGGATGCTTGCATGTAAGCGCGCCAATCATCAGATCCGCGCACATCGCAACCGTCTTGCCGCAACGCCGGTGAGCAACAACTACAGCCCAGCGCGAGGAGCGCTTGTGTAGGGATTCAAACACACCCCGCGGCTTGTAGTTGTTTATGTCCATGTTTTATGGGGCTACGGCGTCGGGCCGCCAACAGGGTTGGCTGCGCCGGCAGGGCTCTGCGTCATAACTTCTGTGCCTGTTGGGACAGCGGCGCCCGTTGGGCTTTCATTCATCGGGCCGTAGCAGTCGGCGAGCTTTGTGCCGTTGATCTTTTTTGGCCTGACGGTGCAGGGGAAGCTGAACATGTTCGACATGCCGCCAGTGGGCGTCGCGGTGGTGGTGAACTTTCTGAACGCGGCGGGCTTTGTTGACCAGGTTGGGGCTTGCGGGAATTTTGTGCGGGGCTGAAAGAGGCTCCAGACTTTGCCGGGGGCCGGGTTGGCGCACGAGTTGTTCATCAGCTCCATGTCGGCGAGCGCTGGGCCTCTGAGGACAGGGCAAACAGATGTGCCGAGGGGGAACGTCTTGCCGCCCACGTCGATCGTCTGGCCTGGGACCGCGGTGGTGGGACTTGCGGCGCAAAGAGCGAACTCACCGTCGCAGACTTGAATGGTGGTCGCGTGAGCTGGGGGGGACAGCAGGGCGACTAAGGCTGCGACGGCGAGCAAAGGGCGCATGCAAAAAGCTCCTGTGGTGAAAAAAAATAAAAACGACATTGGGGATGGAGGGGTAGGGGTCACCGCCCGCCGGCCCCCCCGGCCTGCCGATTTGAGGGGGGTGGGGGGTCGGTTTTGGTGGCCGCGGCGCCGACCACCTGATCCTCGATCAGAAGGTCGCCATTGGAATCCCTAATCATCTCAATGGTTTGCGTCGATGCGCCGATCGATTGGGGCGCAGATGTGACGCAGGCGGCAACCGATAGGTCACCACCCACCGTGCGCCCAGCTGCGAAGCCCAGGTTAATCGTGACCTTGGCGCCGACGCCGGTGGCGTGCAGGTAGGCGGGCATGACCTTCATCACCAGGCCAGCAAAGATCTGCTTATCGCCCAGGTTTCCTTGAGCGCGCTCGATGAGCCAGCCGGCTAATCCCTCGCCGTGACAGGCGCCTGGCGCACATGCAGCCTCCACAGCCTGGCGAATGTCGGTTCCCAGTCTCTTCGCGTGGTGGGGGTTTCCGCGCCTCAGGGGCGAGTGCGCCGTTTTTGGTATGGGGATATGCCGAATAGGCCGAGATGGCCCTGCATAGGCCTCTAATGGCTCAGCATCGTCGATTTTTTTGTCCCGGGCTTGTGCTTTTGCCATGATGTGAAAATACTTGCATCATGCGATCAGCGCAACATATAGCTTACAGCGCAAGGTGTTAGCGCTACGCCTTGTGTCCCTCATCACCACTTACGGAGAATGCCAATGGCGATTGTAAACATGAAGGCTCGTTACCCAGGCCACTGCGCGTGTGGCCGCTCGACCTGGCGCACTCAGTCAATTGAGTTCGACACGTCCACGCGCAGGATCGTCGGCTGTCATGGCTGCCGGCACGCAAAGTCGCCCGCTGCCGATCCAGACGCTAAGCATGGCCGCCGGCAGGATGGCACACCAATCGAAGCCGCTGACCTTTTCATCTGAGGATCTCATGTATTCAATTTATCACTACAGCACCGGCTGCGAGCTTCACGCAGTTCACCACCATGCAGGCGCAAGCGTGTTTACCGAGGTGGCCGCGTTAGCCGCTGCCATGTCCACACCGCTAGTCCTGCGCATAGTTGAATGGCTCACGAGCTTGCACACACACCCGCGTCAGTCTGAGTGGCTAGTCCTACCTGATGGTCGCCGCACTTGCTACTTCGCGTACCCCACAAATGCGCGCCCTCCAGCCCTACCAAATCCAAGGCTCTTTTTGCCCAACCCAGCCATCACCACTTTTCACTGATTTCAGCCCGAACACGATTTAGGACACGCTTGGGGACTACGTACCCCAAGAAGTTGTCCTAATTTAATCTAATTTTTCCTACATCATGTCCTAACCTGTCCTTTTCTGTCCTACATCCAGTTATACACAACAATTACAGCGGCTTACATTGTCCTGCCGTGTCCTAGCCAAAGTCCTCAAAAGTGCACTTTTAAGGACAAGGGCTTGTCCTTTTGGGGTCATTTAGGACAAGCACTTGTCTTTTCTTTAAGTTGTATTCCGCACTCATACACAACCTGTCAAAACACCCTGTTTTTGCCCCTGTTTTAGCCCCTCTTTTCGCGCCCATTTCGGCACCCGTTTCGCACTGTTTCGCCGCGGGGAATAGCGGATCACGGTGAAGCCTTATTCCCCACAGAAACTCGAGCTCTGTTTAATCCACCAGTTTCTTTGACAGCCTCCAGCGCGCCCCCTTTGCTCATTTTGCTCATTTTGCGCATTTTGCGCACTTCCTGCTCAGTTTTGCGCACGGCATTATGCCGCCGGTAAGCACCGAACCGAGTGCCTCCACACCCACCCTGTTGCGCTTTGAGCCATGCGTTGCTACGATCTCACCAGTCGCAGATACCCGTCATCCTCCGGAGTCCAGGCCCGTGTTTGCGTCACTTGGCCCAATTGAGAGCGCATTGAACAAACCGCACCTTCTCAAATTTGTCCTCTGCCTGGACTGCCAGCACGCGGTTTGGCCGGTGCACGAACTCGGCACCTGCACCGCATTGCCAGTCCGCGGCCTGGACATGACCACCATGCAGGCTAGGGCGTTCGATTACGCCTGTGGCGCTGATGGCAAGCTCTGGGAGCGTCGGCATGACATCCTTGCTCAGTGAGCTCCTGGCCTGGCTAAAGCCCCTGCGGCCAGCCTGCCTGCCCCCGCATTTGGCAGCGGTAAAGCTAAACGTAGCTCTGCTGGCCTTGCACCTGGCTACAGCTCATAAGCCGGCGCGCAACCATGACTGACACGCCAGAGTACACAGACGAGGAATACGCCAAGATCGTCAAAGAATATTTGACCTGGTGCGGCGCCAGGGGAGGGCGCGCTGGTACCGGCTGGAAGAAGCGCCGCGGCACGCCTGATTACTACCGTGAGCTGGCCTACAAGCGTGTGATCTCGATGGGCCAAAAGCGCAGCACATGAACCGCATCACACGTCACGTCATCTACACCAAAAGAGATGACCTGGCGCCCAGTGTTGCACCGGATAAAGAACATAAAGAACATAAAGGTGACAAAGGTAACCATGTCCTGCCAGAGATCAGCGACATGGACCTGCTGCGTACCTGGTGCATATCCAGCGCTGGGTTTTCGCACTCTGGCAAGAAGCCTTGGCTGTACTGATGCACACCTACACCACGCAGCATGCCTTCGATGGTGAGAACGAGCACACCCTGGTCATCAGCTTCACCTATACGCCTGGCACGCCTGCCCGCGGCCAGACTTTTAGCTGCGCCGGCGAGCCTGCCCAGGAGCCCGAGGTAGAGGTTATCAGGATGCTGGTCGACGGCGTTCCAGCTACCTTTGAGCAGCTTTGTGATGTCGACGAGAACGAGCGTCTATACGACGAGCTGGCTCTGCACGCGGCCAGCAGCTAATCACTCGCAACTCCACACTTCTGTCTGCGTCACCAGGTCTTTCGGCGGGCCGGTGTCTACGGTGAACGACCTGTCCTCGAAG